TTTACCATATGCTTGTAAGGAATCTGATAAAGTGATGACTTATCTTCATGATCTCCTGGTAGGAAACCAATCTCTCTAGTAGATACTAATGACCTTACAATATAAATCTTCTCATAAGGAGTCTTAGGATCTAAAACATCCTTAAGTGCATTATAAAGTGTTATAAATGTCTTACCAGTACCTGCACATCCATATGCAACTACGTTCTGATTATTCTCATAGCATCGGAATAATTCTTCTTGGTTTGGAGTTAGAGGAGTAATTTTCCTCATCAAGTCCGTGTTAATAGGTTTCTTTCTTTTCATTTGCTTACTACTCATTCCGTATGGGACAACTGGTTTACGAGTTTTAGATTTAGATGGCATATTATTCTACATCAAAAGCAGATTGAGTTTGAGATTCGTAAGATCCTCTTCTAGCTAATCTCCCTGAAATTCCACCAGAGTTTTCAGCTTTATTTAATATCTCACCCCATCCAGGATTCTTATTAACTAGTTTATCTCTCCACTCACCAACCTCAACTCCCAAACTTGGAGAATTTTGAGGAGTAAAGTATCGTTGCCAATCAGGATTATCAGTTTTCCACTGATCCCAATCATGAACACTCATAGACACCTCTTTTTGTTCACCAGTTGTTTTGTTTATAACAGGGTATGTTGCCATATTAATATAATAATGTGTAAGATTATTTAGTTGCTCACCTAAAAGACGGACCTCTAAACCAAGTAACTAATGATTTTCTTACTCCAGAAGTAACAGGTCTAACTCTATGCCATTTATTAGACGGAAAAATAACTATAGAACCTTTCTTTAATTTAAGGGTATCATATCTTGGAGATAGATGTGGTCCTTCACATTCTATATCAAATTCACCACCTTCATATTCATCAGGATCATTTAACCAAATAGTCATACTAAGTTTTCTCATAATATATTGATCACCTACATTCAGTAGGTGAGCTTCCTCATCAATATGCCAGTCATATTTTCCACCATCAGAATAAGTTCCATATTGAAGTTCATCACAACCTTCTATATCATAATTCCAATTTTGCTTATTATAAAAATTAACTGAATGAAAAATTTGCTGTCTCAAATAGACATCACTCAACCAAGCAATTTTAGATATTCTAATATTTTTACTACCAGGATTATCTTTAGAGACTCCATCTTCCCATTTCAAATTATTACTATTAAGTTTTTCTTGTATCAAACCCCATAATGGAGTATTACTTAAATCATTAACACCGTAGTTGATCCAAGAACAAGATTTTCTTTCTATATCCATTCCAATGCTTCAGAAACTGAAGGAAAATTCTCTACAAAAATCTTCTTACAACCATTAGCAATATCCATATGCTCTTTCTGTGTTCCATGTGCAGAACGTAGATTGATATAATGTATCCATGAACGACATGAACCAGTCATGTATATACGAGTAGGAGTAGCAAGAGGAAGAACAAACCTTGCACATTCTTTTGCAACACCTGCTTTTAGCATCTGATTATATAAAGCAAAGGCAGAACTGAATAGAGTATTCATCTGTCTATTAAACTTATCAACCATCTCTGGATCTAGATCATCAATACTATTCTGTCTGTTCTTATCATCTTGTCTACGGAGTTCAGGCAATTCAATATCACCTAGAAGATTACTATCAGCATACCTTTGAGAGAACTCTTGGTATGTGAAACTTCTGTGCCTTAAAATCTGTGCAGCAATACCTCTTGTAGTATTGATCTCTACTGTCATGTATGCTTGCTCAAAGACACTCCAATGACCATGCTGGATACAATACTTAAGAAGACCAGCAAACCTATCATTGTCTTGATTCTTAGGGTTAGAAACACGAGCAACATATGCCATGTGTTGTTCAGCATCAGGAGTGACACTGATTAAATTAATATCTTTATTCATTAGTCAGGATATCCATCATCATCTTCAAAAACTTCTTCATAATCTCCTACAGGTACAGATTGGTATGCTTCTACATCTGAATAGATTTCAGACTCCAACTCTTCTACAACTTCTTTAAGAGCCATGATTAAAACTTTTAATTTTCCTCTGTTCATGATTTTGTTTCTCATTATTTAGAGTGGGTGGGAGGTTGGATTAATGTGTACCAACAAGTAAGGGGCATTGCTACATTAGTAGATTTTTACCTTACTGTCTGAGACCCGACTGGTAAGTCGATTCACGTTTTCAACGTGCAGCACCACCTGTGTCTCATCACCTTAACTAGCCTTATGCCAGCAAGTTTTTTCAGTCACTCCCGTGTTGGGTTCGTCAACTCAACAAAAGTATTATGGCATAAAAAAAGAGGAGTGTCAACCACTCCTCTTCCAACCAAGTAAGGTTATGCTCAACTCTTAGATGCGAACTTGCGTTCTACCTTGATTCCACGATACATAAGATCATGGTTTCTGTGCTGAGCTGCTTCTTCGAGTACTTTTTTGTTGTACTCTGCAGAGTCATACTCGACTCCACGATAAGTGACTTTTGCCATTGGCTTTCTCCAAAGTAGTAGGGATTTTTGCCCCGTTCCTTCAGTCGGCATTTGCGTCCCCGTAGGGATGAACGATCCGTTCCGTGTCGGCTTACTTGCGACCTCCTATGAGGTTGAACGTGTGTGTTAATACTAACACTTGCTTACTATATAGTCAAGTTTATTTGTATTTCCTGATACAGTTTTGTTATTCCCTTAACATTTCATCACGAATTCTTCTTGCCTGTTCATTATGTTCACATAATTTAGACATCCATATCCTCTCATCCAATCCAACTTCACCGTCAGTTGAGATCATGCGGCAACAAATATCTATTATGTTGTTCCGATAGTTAGTGCTTAACATAGTCCAATAATTTAATCGGTAGAGAATTTTTAACATGTTCTATTGCTGCTGGTAGTATGCCATATTCCATTCTTTGGATTGCTTTTGTTAATGATTCTACAGTATCTTCTGGTAAAATGGGAACCTTTCCTTGAAGAATTATTTCACCACCATCCAATTCTTCATTAACGTAATGAACTGTACATCCTGTTTCTTCCTCACCTGCTTCCATCGCCCTCTCAACTACATTCAATCCCTTGTACTTAGGAAGTAATGATGGATGTACATTAATAATAGGAGCAGGGAAAGCAGCAGGATTTTTAATCACTCTCATATATCCTGCAAGAACTATAAGATCTACTCTCCATACCTTAAACATTTCTATCATTCTATCTTCATCTTTATGTGGAATCCTTACATGAGGGATACCAAATTTTGCTGCTCTCTTAACAGCACCACATTGTTTAGTGTTGTGTATCATCAACACAACTTCATGTTTATTACATATAGGATTTGTAATTATGTTCTCGAAGTTGGTTCCGTTTCCAGAACACATAACGCCTAATCTCATTCTTGTAGTTCGTCTAATCTATATGGTGAATAATTAGGTTTCTCATGATACTCTTTTAAGGCTTCCAACATAATCTCCTTTAACTCTGCTCTTTCTTTATCATCAAAGATAGGCCATACCTTAAAATTAGCAGGAGGATAGATTATATTACCATCAGCATCACGAGGATAAACATTGTCCTTACCCCTATAAGTAGGATCAACGGGACCACTCATCCCTTGAGTATCAATCTTACTCATAGTGGCTTTCCATCCCTATCAACAAGACCCATCTTCTTTACCTGAGATAGATTAGATTTTTTTTGCTTCTTAATTTTCTTATACTCTTTAATAATTTTATCAATCTCACTCTGAGATATGTTGACCTTTAATTCTTCACCCTTAAATCCTTTACCATTCTTCTCAATATAATCATTAATACCAAGTTGAATGTCTGCTTCTATAATCTCATTGATTTGGTCTCTTAGTTCATCACTCATTTTCTTTTCTTCCCCTTCTTAGGTGGAGTAGCTTTAACACCCCAGAGATTAGGTCTTATTGTACCACATCCATAATCAATTTTCTGTAACGCACCTTTCCCATACTTATCATAATATAAATCAAAAACATTTGCCATTTTCTCAGAACGAGTTACATCTAAACGTGTCTCTCCTTCTACCACATACGTTACATTAAAAGCATCAGTAGGAAGACCCCTATCTTCTGCTTTTTCTGGGGTTGTCTTCTCTAGAATAACATCACACCAATAATCAGCAGGATTAATTTTTACTTCTTCTTTTTTTTCTTCTGTCACTTCCTGCTCACTCCTCTTTACCATATTCCCACCAACATTAACGGTCATGATCTACCACCCCATTGTATATCAGGATATGCTTCAGCAACCTGATCATATGTTATAGAATATTGTTCATCCAACCTACCATCCTTTGCTAAGATTACAAGATTTGCCTCATTTGGATGAAGTCCCTCAAGCATCTGAATGAACATAGTCTCACGACGAATGTTATTTAAACTATCATTACCACCCTTTACAAAATGATAAAGATTTCTTTGCTCTCTACGAAGAGAAGTATGATTTGTTCCTTGTGGACTATCATTAGGTGTAAAAGGAACATCTCCTTCTGGAATCATAGAAATAACTGTCTCATCAAAGTTCCATATAAGAATAGAAACTAATGCATCATTACGATATTCTTTAAGTGCTTCTACCTTTGCAACTTTAGATTTTTGATCAGAAACATACTCTAAAATCTCATTCACAAATGGATTAGGTGGAAGAGAAGGTTTCTTCTTTACAGTTCTCTTTCTTGAAGTCTTTGCAACAACTGTACTACTCTTAATTCCATTCTTTTCAGTGTTGCTAGTCTTCCTCGGTTTCTTCTGTGGTGTTGATGTCATAATTGTTTTCAATTCTTAGGGCTAAAATTTCATCGGGAACTAACTGTCCATTTTCATCAAACATTTCTGGATGAGTGTACACTACTTGAGGTGTTGTTTCATATGAATGTTGTCTTGCCATCCATCCTATCATACCTCCTACTAATAATGCAAG